CTATGGGTATGACCAGAGATGACGTTCTTCCCATGCCTACGAGCCGCTTCAAGGGCTGATAAGCCCCCTAGCTGCTTGATGGGTGTGTGGTCTCCATGGACTGCTATCCAGTTGGGTGCGATAGCCATAGGGTTCTTATGGAAGGTTATGCCTAGTTCATCGAACTTCATGAACTTCTCGAACCGCAGCTCTGGCAGAGATAGGAATGACGGAATCTTCTTCATGATGATGTTGTAAAGGCGGTCTGTGTGGTTAGACCTGATGCAGTCTGTGACCCCTAGTTCCCAGAGCAGCTCTACACATCGGTCACGATCATCGCCAAGGCTTTGCTCGTAGGCTTGTGGCGTACCTTCTGACCACTTGCTTATAGTCTGAAAGTCAATCTCATCACCGATGGTGACTGTCTGGTCTGGCTTAAAGGTTTGTAAGAACTTAGCGATATTGCGTGTAACATGCACGTCCTCGAAAGGCACTTGCAGGTCTGACAGTATTACGATTCGCTTAATCGTCATCCTCATCTTCGTAGGGGATATTATCTATGCGGTTAGGCAGGTTAGGCAGAATCCAGTCAGGGTAAGCATCACGTTCCATAATGATGCCTAGAGCAATATCAACGCCAAAGCCAGCTCTGCGCAGGGCGCGGTACATCTCATGCAACCCAATAGCCCACGCGTCTAGCGCGTTATAAGTGTCTAGGTCTATGACCTTCTTCTTAGCCATAGGTAAAGTGTTACTTACCTAACAACTCAATTATGGTTTCGACACGCGCTTCAAGGCGATTGACCTGATCTTTGATAGATGAGCCGCCGTTAGGCTTCAACTCTGCGAGGTAATGTTTAATCATGAACTGCGTGTAAGCAGCCAAGCCGCCAAGGACTGTAACAATTCCTACAGCCCAAGCTGCGAGGTCTGCCGCGCTCATTTCTTAGGAGTTGCGTATCCGAATACGCCCGCTAGTACAGCCCAAAGGACAGAGCGATAATCAAGTGCAAAGTTAGATGCACCCCATGCTGCTAGAAAAGCACCTGCTGTCAGGATTGCTGGATTCTTCATGTTCATGCTGTGCCGCCTATCATTGGAATGGTTGAAAAAAACGAATCGTCTGAATCGCCTTTTTTAGAGAAAGAAATATGGCAATGCTTAGTGTGCGGGTTAATTCCAGAATACTTTCGCCAACGCCACCCCATGCGAGACGATGCGATGCGACCATTGAAGATGATGTAAGACACTCTCTTATCTCCACGTTTCGCTGCAAGTCGTATCTGATCTGCAAGGTCAGGCATGAGGTCTGGCTTTGCTTTACCAGATAAATCCCTGTCAATGTCAATGGCTCGGACGATACCTTCTGCATCAGGATTGTGGTCAGAAGGACGAGACGCGTGACGTACATCGCCAATCCAGCCGTCCGAGGTTCTATCGCGGTCTGGGTAACTATCATCGAGCTGCTCCCTTAGTTGCTGACCAGCCTTACATAAGCGGGGTGTGGGCTTCATTAGCGCACTCCCATCGCTTCTTATCGTTGAGCAATAGTTCTTCATGCTCGCATGGAGCAGGAGCAATAAAAGCATCATCTACTGGATCATAAGTAAAGCCTATGCCTGCATAGTTAAATCTAAAGTTGGCATTGTAGGAAGTTTGTACCCAAGTGCCACCTAGATTGTTTATCAGCCATGAATATCCTTCATCCCCAGCAGGGTCATTATTGTCACCGACTGTTACTCGAATGACTTTATTGTTCTCGTCTAATTCAGCCCAATGGCTCATTTTGCGTACCTAACTACTACAACTCCAGAACCACCAGCACCAGAGTAACCTCCTGAATATGCTCCAGTTACGCTACCACCACCGCCACCGCCACCTGTGTTCGCTACGCCGTTTGAGGCTTTGGCGGTTGCACTTGTTGTAACAATAGTTCCACCTGTACCACCGCCACCAAGACCACCAGCTACAAGGGTGTCATCAAGAGAACCACCTGCACCACCAGCGATGTAGTAATTGCCACCGCTTAGAACGCCAACACTCGCTGCTGCGCCAATAGCGTTAATTAAAGAATCAGTTCTTCCATCTCCACCAGTACCAGATATTGCTGAAGCAATTGAAGTTCCTGCTGCTGCTGCACCGCCGCCACCAGATGATCTATATGGTGCGCCTGAACCAAATGTTGTTGTTCCACCTGCGAATCCATAACCAGTAGCACCAGAAGGCGATGTTTGTGTTGCTGTTCCACCACTCATGTTTGTGCCGCTCTTGTAACCGCCACCACCACCTGAACCACCATTTTTAGCAGCTATGGCTGAAGGACCACCATGACCACCACCGCCACCGCCGTTTGCAGTCCAACTGTTAAATGTTGTGTTTGTGCCAGTATTGCCAGAAGTTCCATCAGTATTTACCAATGCTCCACCACCGCCGATGACTGCATTATACCCAGTAGCGGAAAAAGAAGTTCCAGTTGAAAGAATTAACCCACCAGCACCGCCACCTCCACCAGCAGCCCAAGCACCTGAACCACCACCAGCGACCATTAAAACATCGCAGGAAAGAGTCATGCTAGGTGTGAATGTGCCATTCGATGTAAATGTGTGATACCAATACGTTGAATCGCTTGTGATTGTTCCACCAGTTGCTTTTGGCGTTGGTGGGAAATAACCATGAATCGCAGCTATTTGATTAAGCAATTGCGCCTACCACGTACCAAGTGTCTGTTGCTGTCTTGATGCAGACGGCAGACTTGTATTGTCCGATGGTTGGAGCTGCGGCTGTTGCCCCAGCAGAAAGAATTGTGGTTGTGCCAGAGGTAACTGCGCTGATTGTGCAAGTACCCGCCCCGATATTGAGGACAGTTATGGCAGAACCGATGGGAAACGCTGCTGTGGCATTTGTAGGAATCTTGAAGGCAATAGCGGTTGCCTTATTCATAATTTCTAGGACTTGATACTGATCCGCTAGGACTGCTGTGTAGTCGGCTGTGTTGGCTGTGCCGACTGTAAAGGTTGGAAGGCTGTTATAGGTAGCCGCAGTTAATACGTCTCCTGTTGTGACTGGAAAGGTTGCCATGTTGCTCCTAATAACTCAAAGTTGATGTGCCGATTATACCAAATGTACTGCTATTAAATATGAACCCGTCAATAATAGGCTCAAGTGTTGTGATTGCTACCTGCATCTTATTAGCTGTTATATCCCAAGCGAAGCCCTGCGCCTGTAGTGTCTTGGTGATAGTCGAGCCTGATTCTGTGACGTTTGTAATTTCTAGGTTGTCGAAGTAATCAAGCCCAATAAGGGTATCGGTTGGTACTGCTGGGTCTAGTAAATCCACCAGCATCTCGTCAATACGGATCGTGGTTTCCTTGCGGGTATTGACATAGTTTTGTGCTGCGCCTAGCACCTGCGCATCTGTCTCGGCTATCAGGTTCTCTTGGTTTAACCCGTGAGGGAAGTACTTGTCAATCGAGGACTGGCTAAATACGTTCTGAACTGTGCCGCCTGTGCGGGTGAATCGGACATCGTTAATGATGAGCTTGTCATCGAAGGCATACTTGACGTTTCTGTATGGGATGCCTGTGGTTTGGTTAAAGGCTGTGGCTGTATTGGCAAGGCTAGCGGTAACTTCGCTTCGTGACTTGTACACAGCTGTTCCATCTGGGCTGAGATAGAATGCCCCTAGACCTTCCGAAAACTCTGCGTTTTTAATCGCATCAAGGGTTGTGCGTACTGTGCCTGTGTCTGCGATACAGGTGGCATCTCCTGTAGCGATAGATCGCATGGAATTAGGAAACTGGACATCATCCAGAATCTTGTTAATGCGTGTGCCTGTGGTCTGCCCTGCCGCTGTGTCGGCTACTGTGGCGATATTAGACATCTGTAAGAGACGAAAGCCATCGGTACAGAGAATATCAACGTATGCCGTTTCCTGACCTACTGGAAAGGTGTAGCGGTAGTCATTGACATAGCCAGAAAATAAAAAGTGGTCTGCTGTATCTGTGGTGGCAGAAATGCGCAGCTTGCGCAAAGGCACAAGATAGCCAAAGTAAGGTGAGTCTGGGTTCTGTGGGTTGAAGTACCCTAAAGGATCGAGGACTCGCACAATGGCTGTGCCAGCGTCGTAGGTGTCCTTCAGGATATTACGTCCACGCCTGATTGAGATGCTATAGACGTTGGGAGTTAGATCAACTGTAGGGATGATTACATCAGATGAGCCGAATGAATTAACACCGATAACGCCGTTATCTGGTGATCCGATGACGAAGCCAGTACCAAAGGTAGCACCAGAGCTAAAGTCAAAGGTGACTGCTATCTGTGCA